GCAGGATTAAATATTTCTACCTTATCTTGTAAACGCTTACCTGTTTTTTCTGAATATCTTTCATGGGTGATAGGAGGAAAAACTTTTTGTAAATTATTTTCTATCTCTGATGTTTCATCCATAAACTGAGCTACTAACACACTAGCTTTCTGTTCATCTAACATAAAACCATTTACTTCTTGTTGATCTACTATAGCTCTTACTTGGTGCTCTAACTCAATGGCTTGAGATGGACAACCAAACATATGAGAACCTATATACTTTACAAGCTTATGTGTTATTTCCACATCTTGTTTACAATACTCCAACATCTGTGGGGAATACGTAGTAAAATCTGTATGATCTTGTTTGGGAGATTTAAATCTTTCTCCCCATGCTTCAAGCGAATGACCCCCTTCAATTTCTGGATACAGTAACTGAGAGAGTAACAATGTATCTGTGACTTTGGTTGGGGTAATTGCCGTAAGATTAAAGTTGTTAAGTATCCTAGCATCGAAACTAACTCCATTGTGCATAATAAAATTATCTATTTGTTTAGAGAACTCAGGAAATTTGGTGTAACATTCGTCTTGAATAAATGAAAAAACCTTATTGGTTTGTATATCTTTAGCTACGATACAGTGAATTGTCTGAACATTATCAACAAATCCATCTGTTTCTATATCAACTATGCACCTCATTAGACTTTTCCTTTGAAATATTTTTAGTATTAGAAAGCTGTTCCATATCTGTAAAAGGAACTAGCGTTAGTTTATCTTGGCGTGAAGGTCTTCCATATATATGATAAGGTTTTTTTCCTTTAAGATATCCTAAAGACTTAACCTTATCATTAACAAAATGTAAAAGATCCTCTCTATTTACCATTAGCCAAGAATCAAGACGTTCAAAAATAATATAGTTTGCTTCACCTAAAATCCATCCGTTCATACCCTGAACATTTTTTGATTCTATCCATGCAAGATCATCTTGAGTGGATGAATCAAACCTATTAAACTTTTTCATACCTTTTACATCGAACTTCTGTCTTCCTTCAACCCCATACTCAGAGGGTAGAATACCACTTACATCCCAATGTTCTCTTACATCTTGTAGCTTGGTAGCCCACACCACATCTGATAAAATTTGAGAGGCAAAACTTTCTTCCACCTCTCTTCCTTTTTTAAGGTATTTTTTTATGGTTTTCTTTAACGCTGGAGAATATTTGCGATTGTTACTCATCTTATTATCCTTCTATTTGAAAGGGATTTTCTTCTTCTTCAATCTCAAAAGGATTAGAAACTTCAGACATTCTACCAGTTTCCCTATTGTAATGCAAGTAGGTAGCAATACCTGTATCTCCTGTATATCTGTTCTTCAATATACGAACTGTAGAAGTGTTAGCAAGTTTCTCATCTTCCTCTTGTTGGTTACGTTCCATAGCAATCACAGCATCACTGAGATGAGCTATACTTTGTGAACCTCTTAGATGGGAAAGAGATATTTCTCTTCCATCTTCATGCCCCTTGTCACCACTTGCTCTGCGTAAATGTGATACAAGCATGAGTGCAATTTGTGTTTCCTCTACGAGAGATCGTAACTTTGTCATAAGTAAATCAATACTTTTTCTTTCATCTCCCATATCTTCCTGACCTGATACCAGTATAGAAAGATGGTCAAGAAAGATCCATTTACAATCTAATGCTTTAGCCATATGTCTTACACGATTAAGTATTTCATCGTTGCTTATAGAACCAAAGTGATCGAAGGCAAAGAACCTTCCTGTTCCAATGGTGCGTTCTTCCCATGCTCTGAGTTGATCTCTTGAGAAAGTATCACGCACTTCTTTAATGTATAGTCTTGCATCTGCTTCAACAGACATAATATTGAAGGCTGTGTTACGCACAGATTCTTCTAATGCTAACACTCCAATGTTATCTTCAGTGTAAAGCATGATGTGGTGCATCAACTCTCGCATGACACTGGACTTACCCATTCCTGCACCACTGGTAAAAGTTACCAGCTCTCCTGTTCTGATACCATATAATTTATCATTCATACCAACCCAGGGAAAGGCTACAGACTCACAATCTGTATCTTTATATAAATCTTCTCCTAAATCTTTAAGGTTCTTAATCCCTGCTGGTGTATATTCTTTAGCTTCCCACCACTTACTGACAAATGCTTGAGCTTGTCCTCTCACCAGATACTCATTGGCATCTTTATAATCAAGATTTACAATCTTACATTTATGGGGTTCAAACAATACAGCAACTTTGTCAGCAGCTTTACGACCTGCTGCATCATTATCAAAACACAGAATAACATTCTCAAAAGAGTTGAGGTATTCCAGTTCTTGCTGACAGTCTTTGTGAGCTGATGCAGATCCATGTCTTACAGACACTACGGGCCATTTCTCACCAAACATTTGATAGATAGACAAGGCATCTACCTCACCTTCTGTAACTGTAATAAATTTTCCTTTTGCAGGAAACAAATGCTGTCCAAACAACTGAGCTTTGGAAGTGCTACCCTCCACAAAAAACTTTTTGTTAGCTACATCACGAAGTTTGTTTCCTACATGAGTTTGATCTTGGTCGTAGTAGGGATAGATATGCTTTTGACCACCACCAAGAACAGTTACTCCAAACTTTTTACATACTTCTGCTTTGATAGACCTGTTTGGCAAAGGAGCATATTCTCCTTGAGAAAATACATTGTTAATGACTCCTTGAATGGGAGCTTTTTGGACACTGGTTTCAACCATACTTTGATTTCCTTTTGCTGGTATAAAATTTTCACACGAAAAACAATATTGATTACCATCCTCATAAAGAGAGTTGGCATCACTTGACCCACATTTATCGCAGGGTAAGTGCTTAACAAAATTAGATTTTTCTTCCCACATAATTTTACCCTCTGTTAGAGGAAATGTAATAGGGATTAGTCTTGTATCCTAAGAATCTTACTAACCCTTCACGCATATCTATTTGGTCTTGTAAAGGTTTCTTTGTTCGTGAAGACATTATTACTGATTTAGAAAACCCTGCAACGTATAGATAATACATTAGTTTACCTTTCTTTTTATTGGTTTTAATTTTTTCTCAATCATCAACTCATCCATGTCTTGGGATGCGTATCGCCTAGCTTCTTTGATTGAGTATCCTTGTCTTTGATATTGCGATACGAGTTCTTTGAATATATTTTTTTGATCCTTTTTTCTTTGTGTATTAGACATCACTTTTCCTTATAGAAAATATGTTTACCTATTTGAAAAGCTCTCTTCTTATGTTTAGCCCAAGAGGGATTGACATAAGTAGCATGATAATATACTACATTCTCCATATTGTCGAGAACAATACCCATAAGAACGAGTTTAGCTGCTTCTATAGCTGTGAAATATCCTTCTTCATCTAACATAGTTTCTGATTTACCATCACAGAAATAAGAAAACGCACATCTGTTTCTTACAGGATTTCCTTTCCAATATACTCCATCACGCACAACGTCACAAATGTTATCAGGAAATTTATTGGATTGGACTCTTCTCATAACAACAACTCCAACTCCAACCTGTCCTAAGAAGGGTTCTCCTCTTGATTCAAAGTATATAGTTTCTATTAAACACTGTTCTTGTTCAGTCCATTCCTCCACCTCAGAGTAATAAAGACTATCTTCCTCCACTAGATAATAATCATGCGAAGCTACAGAAGTTTGGTGTGCTACGCTAAACGCTGTAGCCAACAAACAAACTAAAATTGTAAGTATTCTCATTGGTTTAATTTATCAACTGAAAATAATTCTAATTGATTTTCTATTCCTTGCATTGTTTGTTTAAGGTATTCAACTTGAGCTGTTAATTCTTTACGTTCTTGATAACACGCATATAATTCTTTAGTGAGTTGTATGTTATCAGATTTTAAAGACGCTATTGTAGCTTCAAGACTCAGTTGATTTTCCATCAGCCTCATCCTTTCGTAGCAAAGTTATCTACAATATATTTATAAGCGTAGTCTCTGGCAGGAACTCCCCAATTCTCTAATACATCTTTGAGAATATCCTCCATTGTCCATCCACGCAGGGAAGATTCTTTACCTTGCTTCATTAAATCTTTGATGTGTTGTTCAAGGTCAGGTGTGCTAATGTATTCTTTTGTCATCACTTTCTAGTCCTTCTTCTGTTTGAAATGCTTCAATCATAGCTTCTTCTAGTTGGTCACACAAGGTAGCAAATGTATCTTCTTCTACATTTACTGATAAAAAATTCTCTGTTATTTCTATCCATTCTTCTCCATCAAAACTAATATAAAAAGAATCTATTTCTATATGATAGGGATCACCAAACCCTTCTCTCTGCACAGTTCCATGTGCTTCCAGAAGGAAAGGAAATCCATCACTATTTTTAACTTCAAAAGATACTATTGGCATTGTTAGAGTCCTCCAAAGAATCAAACAGATCTTTTTCAGTTAATCCACACCAGTTACAAGGTGAACCTTTTTCCATTCCCATGATAGTTTCTTCTCTGGTGCAGTAATGTTCCCAAAATTCAGGGGGTTCTTCTTTTTCTTTCTGATCTCTCCACCACTCTTCTTGGTGATTTAAAAAATCATTGATACCTTCTAAGGGTATGTCTGTAATATTTTTACAGTCACTCACTGATAAAATATAGTCTTTATTTATTTTATCTATTTCATCATAGCTTTTAAAGTTATATTTCTTTTTCATAATCCTGTTTCCAATCGTGCCACTTCTGACATATGTTCTACTGACCATGCTGGATCAAACGTAACTTCTACTTCACACTCTTTTATACCCTCCACTCCTAACACAGCTTGCTTTACCCTCTCAGGTATTACCTCTGCTTCTGGACACCACATGGTAGTTAAGGTCATAAGAATAAAACAACTATCCTTATCTATTTTTATATCATATATTAATCCTAATTCATAGATATCCACAGGTATCTCAGGATCAAAGACTGTTTTTATTTGTTGTATAATTTTATCTTTCATATCAACTTCCCCTGCCTTAATTCTACATCATTTTTAATTCTATTTCTAGCTATTTCTACATAACCTCCATTCAAATCAATAAGAGTGCAGTTTCTGTTGTTTCTTTCAGCTACCATTCCTGTTGTTCCAGATCCTCCAAAGGGATCTAACACCTGACCACCTTCTGGACATCCTGCCAGTATGCAGGGTTCAATAAGATCAGGTGGGTAGGTAGCAAAGTGAGCTTCTTTATAAGGCTTCGTAGTTACAGTCCACACTGATCGTTTGTTTCTTTTATCATAGTTATTTGTTTTTAATCCTTTCATTTTAGAA